GCACTTATTGAGGGTGCAGAGTTTGATGTAATCATTTTAGGTGGATGGTAACCTGCCATATCTTTTTCTTTTTTTACAAATAAAACAAAATATATTACAATTCCTACGAAATTAAAAGAAATTTTATTAACCTGTCTTTATTCATAACTTTATCTTTTACCATATCTTTATCTTTAAGAGTATTAGATACCCTTAACATACCCTATCTATATGAAATTGGATTTAATTCCATTTTTAAAATTTTTTTTACTTCCAAAAGTTGCTTAATAATTAAATTATTTTCCTATACCTTTGGACTTCTTATAGAATATACTGTTGCTCATATCGCAACTAGCATATTTGATCACCTTCCTAAAAAATAATATCATGTTTAAAAAATTAAAGAAACTTAATACATATAAGTTTGGCAAAATAACTATACAACTACTTCCTCCAAAAATAACTTTCAACTTCTAAACATAATTAAGAATATCTAATTATGAAATTGGATTTAAAATTAGGATGTGTACGTAAATATGGTTAAAGAAGCGGAATCACAAAAATTACGGATTTTACTTTCAACCTTCCCTTTTTTTTTCAAAAACAATCTTTTTTTTAACTTTTTTATTAAAAAAATGCTTTTAAAAACTTTTTAATAAGTTTTTTTGTGAAAACTTGCACAAGAAAAGAAAAAAATCAGCTCATAATAAGCTATTTTTAAAACTAATTTTAAAACATTGTAAAAAATTAAGCATAAAAAAAGACCTATCAATTTAATGATAAGTCTTGTATTTTTAGCGTGTTTTATATTAACAACCTAACAAGGCTAGAAAAAATAATATAGTTAATATAAGATTGCTAGGATTAGTCTTTGGAAGTTGTCCACTCATTATATTTTATTTAATTAATATCTGTTTTTGATCCGTCCCACTCTTTACCATTTAGAAACCATTTAAAAGACTTTTGATAAATGTTTACATTAGGTAAGGCGTTTAATCTTTCTTTAGTTGTTGGAGTAAACCAGCCGCAATTAGTTATCATTAACGTGCGTTGTGGGTCGTTGTATCTGTATGCAATAGCGTTGTTATGTAACTTTAATATTGTTACGTTTGGCAATACTTCAACCGACATATTTTGTTTTTTAAATGTTTCAGCGTTCATGAATGCATTAACGCTTTGTTGTGTTATTAGTCTCATTTTATTATTGTTTTATAGTTATTAATTAAATTAGTTTAACATTTTTCGGATCAATGTACTCGGGGTGTCCGCTTTCATCTTCTAAATCAAAATAATATACAGGAATATCCCCCGTTGATTGTAGTATCTCCTCTAGTGTTAGATTGATCTTGCCCTCTCCTGCTAGTTCATCCGCTAAATATTCACCCCAATATAGATAGTCTTCTTTATCTGCAAACATATAGCTTAAGAATCTTTGTTTTTTTAGTTTGTATTTCATTTTATTAGTGTTTTATAGTTAGTATTATTTATTATATATTTTATCTAATTCAGGGGCAACAAAGTCCCAAAAATTTTCTTCTTTCTTTCTTGATGCGTGTAGGCTTGCAAGTGTTTCGCTGTTTAAATTCTCTAAATTATAGCCGAACTCGTTAGCCATTTCTAAAGACTCTGAAAGGCTTGTATCGTGTTCTCTGAGGTATTCCATCGCCTTGGAATAATAAATGATCTCAACATCCCAAAATCCACCCTCGCAAAGGTCATCGAATATTTCGCTGCTGTCTTTGTGTCCTAGCTCTTCTGAACAGCTCAAATAGTCTAAAGCATCATCATTTAAATACTTAATTGTTAAGCCCTGCAAAGTGTCTCGCATTAATTCATTTTTTGCGTGTTCTCTATCTTCTTGAGTTTCTTTGTAGTTGATCGGGTTGTTTGGGTCGTTCATTGTGTGTGTGTCCATTTTTTAAAGTGTTTTAATAGTTAGTTAATTATTTATTTATATAATGCTTAAAAGTTGTGTAAGTCCTAAATATAAGGCGATCATTAGACAAACCGCAACAACATTAAATATTATCTTATCTTTTTTGCTTGTTATTGCTTGAATGTCGTAATTGTTTTCATAATTTATTTTTTTAAAGTCTGCCGCTTGTTTTCCGTTCATTATTTGTACTTGCTTTGTTTTCTTGTTTGTTATTTTGTAATCAGTCATTTTTTTAGTTTTATGAATTAATAGCTGCGTTAATAGTAAAAGTAATTAAGGCAATAAAGCCGCCCGTATAAATTAAATTAGTGATTGTTTCAAATGTTTTTGTCATTGTTTTATAATTTAGTTAGTTAATTAAATCTTTGGCAAAGATACAACAAAAAAACAAATAACCAAATTATTTACAACAAATTTACAAATTATTTACAATAAATGTTTAATCGGTGTAATATATAGGAACGCCCGCACGAATAACAAAAAAAACTAAATAACCAAATAAAAAAGCAATTATTTTTAAGGCCCATTATCAAGCAAACCTCAACCAAAATACCTAGCAGTTTCAGGGCCTCAGCAGTTTCAGGGAGGGTCGGCAGTTTCAATGAGCAGAAATAAAAAAAAGCCAAGAAAAATAAATTCCTTGACTTCTTTCAACCAAAACACACACAACCTCTTTTATATTTTCACATAAGTCTTAAACCTAAGTATCTTATTGATTATAGACTGACTTACCTTATACATAGATGCTAGATCATGTTGAGTGTACTTACCTGTCTTGTAGTCTGCTCTAACCTTCTGTGCTTCTTCATAAGTAAACTTACGCTTGGCATAACCTCCACCTCGCATATCTTTTCTTTCGTATATATTAATACTCATATCTTTTTATTAAAATAGTTATCAATCACTTCTATACTCTCATCTAACCCTTTAGTAACCCTAGCACAATACCCTTGCTCATTAAGGTATGCTATCCATTCTTTCTGTTCTTTGGTTGGATAAGATTTTTTATCCTTCTTTATTTCTAAGAACAATCCATGATAGACACCCCCCCCCTCTGAGGCACCCCCCCTCTCCATAGGAACGCAGATTTGTAAATCAGGAAAGCCTTTAACATATCCTGTAGCCTTAGCCTTAACTGCTTGTTTAAACGATGTTCTTATACCTCCTAAACTAGCACAATACTTAGCATCAGGATATTGTAATTTAAGATACTTTACTACGCTTTTTTGTACTTCTTCTTCTTGGTTTCTCAATTTTCTTTTCTTTTATAGATTGCTTAATTTCTTTACGAATATCCATCATTTTATTGTATACTCTTGTTTCTAGCTCGTCAAAATCTAAACCAAGATCAATTACTTCAGCCTCGGCTTCTCTGATTCTTAAAGTTAAGAATATGCAGTAAATTGCAACAATAACAAATAATATAGTTCCCATATAGTTTTTTTTAATTAGTAAGTAGTTTCTCCATATTGTCCCTCAATATAGATGTTTTTATATATTATATCCATATCAGTATTTTTAGATTTGGCATGTCTTAATATCTTGTCTTTCAATGCTTTATCTTTTTTTATCATATCAATATTATTAGTCAAAACAAATGTGTCAATCTTTGCATACTTATAATTTCTTACAGAACCTTTCTTCTTATAGCCATACTCTACAATAACTCTATAGATAGGGCTACCCATCTTATTTGCACTCTTCTATTTTCTCTAGCTCAAACTCTAAATGAGCTATTGCTTTTTTTATACACTCAACTGGTGATTTGTGCTTACGTGATGCACGAAGTAAATAAGTTGTTGCTGTCCCTATATTATAAGAAAGATCAAATCCTGACACTACCTTTCTTGCTTCATAACCATTGCTTCCAATATAGTAATGAGGTATTCTTTTATCTTTCATTTTTTTTATTATTTGCTTGTCCATACTTGTAATCACTATGCAATCCTCCCGTTCTAGTTTCGTGCTTTTTAATATTTTCTTCTATATTATTTACTTCTTTTCCTCTAGTCATAATATAAGATAAAGCTGCATAGCTAATTCCCCATATGCACAAAATTAATGTTATACTTTCAATCATTTCTTAATTTATAATTCGTCATCAAATTTAGTACAAAAATACGCTTCTAAGACACATATTATTATAATTATTAACCAAACTGTTGTTAATATCTTCATTTTCTCAAACTTTCTCCTTTCATAAATACAACTTTACAGAGCCTTTTAATCCTGTCATATATCCTTTCGCCATACCTTTCTTTAATAGCACTAGCATCAAGATTAGATGTTAATAAAAGCATTTTTAAATCATCTTCAGCTTCAAATATAGCATTTTCTACTGCATCTATTTTAGTACCATAATCATTTACTATTTCTTCAGTACCTATATCATCAATTACAATGAATGGGCTTTTGTATTCAGTAACATTATGCAGCTTTCTAGCGGGAATTGGTTTTAATATTTTACCTTTTTTTGCATTAAATATTAAGGGCAAGACACCCGTAAGTATAACTGACTTACCCCTGCCACAATTACCTATTAAGAACAAGCCCTTACCTTTAGTATCAGTTAGCCAACTTATAACATGATTATACTCGTCAAGATGTTTATATTCTGTAATAGTTTTATCTACAAGCATAAAAGCATCTTTAAATAATTTTTGACACTCTTGTAAATTACCAAAAGAATATCTTTTGTAATCTCTAACCTTTATGTGTGTTGCATTTTGTAATGTTTCTTCTAATGTTCTCATATTAAAATTTATTATAATCTTGATTAGATAATTGTTTTCTACCTGTTTTATCTTTAGGAGTGTTTGATTCCCAATGCCTTACAGCACTTTTCCAATCTCGCATCTTATTTCTGCCTACCATCCACCCATTGCTAGTGTAATAGTTGTGAAACTTCATACTATCTACTCTATTATCTCTTTGATTACAATAAGTTTTAACCTCGTCTATAGTAGGCTCAACAAATCTTTTAATAGTAGGCTTTTTAATTTCTATATCTAAACCTGCAATATCATCAGGATTAATACCTTTTATATTGTAAACATCGTATTTGTCTAATACCTTAATTACAGCTTGATGAGGTCTTGAGTTTTCATTTAGAGTGCCATATTGAAAGTCTACAAACTTTGCTATAAACCATTTATTACCATTATCAAATATTTTGATCTGCTCTGCAAAATGCTTGACAGCTTCTTTCTCGCTTATCTTACTGCCTATTCTAATTGATGCAACCTCAAAGTCTGTTTCCCATATTCCTGCATGATTACAATCATCTAATATATATAACCATAATAATTTATACTTTGAAGGCAGGTTTCTTATAAAACCTTTTTTCCATTTGTCTGTATCTGTAAATCTTTTTGCCATTATGTTTTAGTGTTTAAGTTAATAGTTAGTAAAAAAGGAAGGGGAGGAATTGTAATCATCACAAAGTATAATCGCTGAATTAATAAAATAAATTACTAACCTCCCCAACCTATATCATAGATTAGAATGGTAAATCATCCTCATCTTTAGACTTGTCTGTCGTCACTTGTTTGGGTGGCTCATAAGTATTCTCGTAAGCATAGTGAGTAGCACCCTTTTCAGAAGGCTCTCTACGTTCTGCTATTGTAATATTACACCAACCTTTTTTAGCTATCTTTTGCAAATCTTCTACTTTAAAACTTGCGTTAAATAAATCTCCATACTGCGTAGTTACTTTTTTTATACTACTAGCTACATAATTTTTTTCTGACATTTGTTTTGTTTTTAATTTTTAATTTATACTCATTTTTCTTTTCTATTAAATCTTTTAATCTAATAGAAAGCTCGTTCATTTTTCTTTCTACTTCAACAACTTCGTGGATATAATAATTGTCATCTAACAACATAGTTCTTTCTATTTCATCATAATTTTTTTTATATGACTTTAAAATTCTAATAAAAGCATCATGTTGTTGTATATTATGAATTATAGTTGCATGATTTTTATCAAGAATATCTCCAATTTCTTGAAATGTTAATCTAAAAATATATCTTAATATACCACAATATAACCTTCTAGCATCAACAACAATCCTTACTCTACTTGTAGATTGTATTTGTTCCCAATTTAAGTTGTATCTTTTTGAAATTTCAGACTTAATTATTTCGTCTCTTTCTTTAGTAAATTCTAATTTATATATCGTCATTGTTCTTTTGTTTTATTAATGATTCTACAGCCTTAAAGTTATCTTCACCTTCAACCACTATTGAATCTTCTTTTAAATCTATTTCAATAATATCTATAACATCTTTTACTTCTATGTTTAAAAATTGTGCAAGTCTTTGCATTTGATAGTATCTTAAATGATAAGGGTTTTCTATGTACTTTTCTATAGTTGATCCTGTAATATTTAATATTCTACCAAATCGTTGCTTAGATATTCCTCTTATTCTTAGTATTGCCTCAAGCTCATTCCTTGAAGTTCTTACTTTGTCATAGTCATTTTTCATTTTATTTTATTTATAGTTAAACATTCCACTCTTTCTCATTTGTTCGTATTGATGTTTTGGGTCAGAATGTATTTCGTTTTCTTTTATTTTTTGTATTATATCGTCTGCATCTATATCGCTAAGATCATTTAAAGAACTCATTATATCTTCTTGTTCGCGTATAGGTATTGATGTGTTGTGTAAGAGGTTCTCAATGTAGCCAAGTTTCCACAGTTCTGCTTCTAATGGTTTCCCATCAAGAACCTCATCCATCCAATCAGACATTAGTCTACTATCTCATCCTGACCAAATACACCTTGCTCATAAAATCCTGCAACCTTAAGAACAACTCTTGACATAGCTCTTTTTTCAGCCATAGCAACAGGAAACTTTTTACCACCTCCCATAAGATTAGAGTCGGAAGCCTCACCAAAACTCATCATGTTTCTAACTTCTTTTCCCTTATATCCTACTTTCATACTAGCAGTTGCCCTCATTACAACCCAGTCTTTCTCCATTACTACAGGCTCATAAGCTACTGAAATATTTTGTTTAGATACTATCTTGTCTATACCAGTTCTTGTAATAATTACAAAACCTCTTTTGTCTTTATAGACATCTTCTTTAACTAAGCCATTCTCTATGAATAGTCTTTTTAAAGTTTCTTCTTTAGTTTCTTTTACTTCTGTTGTGTTTTCCATTTTTTTCATTGTTTTTAAAATTTAATTAATAATTAGTTGTTAAGTTTATATTC